GCGTAAAGCAGTTGGCGAACAAATGGCTAACTATATCTCTGTGACTTCAACAAATAGAGGTAAATCAACCCACAAATTAATTGAAAATCATCTTAACAATGAAGATGACAAGAGTAATGGCGTGACCAACGTGGTCGCTCTAGGTCTATTCAGACTAATAAAACCATATCTAAAAAGAATTGATAACATACATTGCCTAGAAGAATACCTATACTCAAAAGAGATAGGTGTCGCAGGTCAGGTGGATTGTGTCGCAGAGTATAAAGGTAAACTATCTATCATAGATTTTAAGACCTCTACTAAAAGACGTGACGCAGATTATAATTATGGTAACTTCTTACAATGCTCAGCATATGCTAAAATGTTTGAAGAAATGTATCCTGACAAGAAGATTGAACAAACGGTCGTGCTTGCCACATGTGAAAGCGGTGAAGTACAAGAGTGGTTGCACACCGAAGACAAGATAAAAGAGCACCAAGAGCTATTCTACAAACACACTTCAGATTTCTTATTAAGACATAAAGAGAGCCTGGTAGAGATAGCATAAATAGTAATATGCGAACACTACTAATAGCAATTTTGATAACTCTAGGTGTATCTACTATGTCAATAGCCGAGCACGAGCATGAACGAAAAAAATATGACTTCTATTGGAGTAATATGCCTACCGTCTGTGCTTTAAAATCTGTTGTTGACGAATGGATCAAAGATAAAGAATTTGATCCTGTGTCAGTAGGTTTTGGTAGAGAGAACGGACAAGAAGATGGTGATGTGGTATATGCTGTGACTATCTATATTAATCCTTCTTATCAAATGGCTGCTGTTGTAGAAACACCAGGTGGTGAAGAGGCATGTATAGCATTTAGAACTTTTGATTTAAAATTGAATCCTAATTTAAGACCAGGTTCTAATACATAGGGCTTGACATTAAACCATAATCTGATATAATTAATAAAGTGAGGTTATTATGAGCAAAGCACAAGAAGAAAAACGTATGTTTGACTCTCTTAAAATTATTGCAAAGAAAAAAAGAGAAGAGCAAATAGATAGAGATACACACGACCACGATTTAACTTACGAGAATGAGCAATCAATGGTCACAATACCATTAAGAGAATACGATAAGTTAAAACAACAAGGTCAATATATTACAGACCCTAGTTTGATTTCTATTATTGATAAGATAGAAGAACTAACAAGAGCATTAAGAAGACACATAGTTAGAAAATTCTAATGTTGATGAATAGTAAAAAGTTTGCCATGACTATTGAGTCTATGGTAAAAGAGAAAAAAATACCATACATGGATGCTGTCTTAAAGTTTTGTGAAGACAATGACATAGATACGGCAAGCGTAGGACCTTTAATCAATAAATCACTAAAAGAGAAATTACAATTAGAAGCAGAGAAGTTGAACTTGATTGAGAAGTCAAGTACAGCGACCCTACCTTTATGACGAGTTATGAAGCATATACATTATATCTTGCTATTAAGTTGCATTTTACTACCCCTAATTATGACTATTTTAAGCACAACGCCAAAGTAAATTCTAGTCTAAATGCTTTTTTAAAACGTAATGATAGATTTTTCTTTCATAAACTAGCGACTAAATATGGTGATAGTTTAATAGATTATTATGTAAGTAATTTTGCTAACAAACCAAAAGTATGGGTAGGAGATTTAGTAAGGGCAGATGGAGATACGATTTACAATAAGTGGCGAAAGTATAATGAATCATTTTCGTACAATTTTAGGAATGATTGTGTACATATTCGTAATGTCATTGATGGTGATAGGATTCTTTTTGATGATGTGTTCAATGTGGTTGATGGACAACATCCTAGAATGCTACGACTTCTACTTTCGGGAAAGGTCTCAATTCAATCGGTCATCATTTTTAACAAGGTTCTGTCGTTTCTTAATCGTTGGGATAAAGAAATTAAAGAAACAATTATATGGCCTGAGAAGTCATTTAAGATTGCCAAGTTGAGTCCTTTTGTTAAGGTAAACTTAACTAAATGTAAATTTATTATGAAAGAGGTATTTGTTTGAGTGAAGAACGTAAATTAACAGAGCAAGAAGTAAGAGAAGAATATAGACAGCAACGCAAAGATAAGACCTTTGCACAATGTTGGCCTGCTAACAATGATAGTTTTTATGAGTGGTGTTCTCAATACCTAGACTATCAACACATAACAAAAAAGAAAAAGAGATGAGTAGAGTATTCTTAATAGGTAATGGTAAAAGTAGAGCAGGTTTTGACTTGACACCATTAAAGAAATATGGTAAAGTGTACGGATGTAATGCCATATGGAGAGATGAACTAGATAAAATAGATGTATTAACAGCAGTTGATAATGGTGTTATACACGAAATATATCACAACGGCATAGCAAATAAGATACCTTGTTGGTTTAGAAACTGGACAAAGGTGCCAGCACCAATGTACGAGTCTTTAGTACAAGGTATGTTAGGCAAACAAGAACTTGAAGAACTAAAAGATTATGATGTGATAACAGAGAATGAGAGAGGCACATCACAGGAGTTTGTTATGCACGGTGCTAATCTAGCAGGTCAAGTAAAGATACTAAAGAATGCTCAAAAAGAAACGCCGAGAGGCGATAGAGAGATAATTAAGAAGAAAATTAATCATAGCACGTTATATGTTTCATGGATTAAAGAACCCGATTATTCAAAAGATATTAGAGAATGTTGGGAAGAATATAAAGACCATGGTTGGGCATGTGGTGCCTCTGCTGGATTTATCGCATGTAAGGAAGAAAAACCTACTGAGGTGTATCTAATAGGACACGACCTTGTATCAGATGACAATAAAGTTAATAATCTATTTGCAGGCACTAAACACTATGTGGCAAAAGAGAACACACCCACACCTCATATAAATTGGGTAAATCAATGGTATACACTATTTGACTGGAATCAGGACATCAAGTTTTACAAGGTAAATAAAGATGAAACACCAGTACCTACAAATCAACCTATGAGTGAATGGTCTAAATGGGCAGATAAAGGCATTATATCATACATGACACAAGCACAACTGCTTGACAGAATGAGTAAATGGTGATATACTAAACTAGTATGATTGACAATTTTATAATTAATGTTTTAGACAAGATTAAAACCTTATGTGACAAGGGTATATATTGCATTAAAGAAAGCAAGTTGCCTAAAGAATGTAAAGATAAAAACTGGTCAAAAGGTTATAATGAGTGGAAAAAGAAGCATAAATAATACTATAATATTTAAATTAATACATACAACAATATATACAAGGATACATACAAATGACAAGTGCATTAGAAAATCTAAAAAAGTCAAAGTCTAATTTTGACATCTTAACAAAACAATTAGAGAAATCAATCGAACAACCAGAAAAGAAAAAATCTTACCAAGATGATAGGTTGTGGAAACCAGAACTTGACAAATCAGGTAACGGTTACGCAGTATTAAGATTCTTACCTGCTGTAGAAGGCGAAGATATGCCATGGCAGAGAGTCTGGAATCATGCGTTTCAAGGACCAGGTGGTCAATGGTATATTGAAAACTCTTTAACAACTTTAAATCAAAAAGATCCTGTTAGTGAAGAAAACACTAGATTGTGGAATACAGGCATAGAAGCAGACAAAGAGATTGCTAGAAAGAGAAAGAGAAAATTATCTTACTATTCTAACATCTATGTTGTCAGCGATCCTAAACATCCTGAGAACGAAGGCAAAGTGTTCTTATTTAAATATGGTAAGAAAATATTTGACAAGTTATCAGAGGCGATGAACCCTCACTTTGAAGATGAGAAGGCAGTAAACCCATTTGATTTTTGGGAAGGTGCTAACTTCAAATTAAAAATCAGAAAAGTTGATGGTTATTGGAACTATGATAAATCTGAATTTGAGCCAGTTAGTAGATTAAAACCTACCGATGATGAGATTGACAAAATCTGGAAATCTCAATACGCTCTAAAAGCCTTCATTGATCCTAGTAATTTTAAATCTTATGATGAACTCAAAGAGAAACTGAATAAGGTACTTACTGGAACAAGAAGTACGGAGTCCGTAGAAGACATAGACCTCCCACCAGTCAGCAATGACTTACCTAAGTCTTCTAACGGTGCCGTAGAGAAAGAGGAAACGTCTAACGATGGAGATGATCTATCGTATTTTAGTAAATTAGCTGAAGACGATTCCTAATATCTATCTCTCTCACTTTCTCAAACGGGTAGCCTTCGGGCTACCCACACCACAATGAAGTTTAAAAGATTACCTAACATTGATAGACGA